ACGATGTATCCGCAGTTTAAAGACGCGCCGGAGATTGTCAGGAAAGCATGGCTCAAAATGGCTATGAACTGTCTACAGTATGACCGGTGGAATAACATGTGGGAAATAGGGATGGGTTTATATATTGCCCATTTTTTAACGCTATACCTGCAGTCGTCCACACCGGAAGGTGCCAGTACGCAGCAGATTATCAACGCCGGATTATCCCGTGGCATCGCCACGAGTAAATCGGTTGCAGATATGTCTGTCGGGTATGATTTTGGCTCGGTTGCGAGTGAATCGGCAGGCTGGGGGACATTTTCCCAGACTGTATACGGGCAGCAATTTGTCCAGCTGGCAAAAGTCGCCGCCATGGGCGGTATGACGATCTGGTGATGATATGGGCTTGACTGTAGTAAAGAAGCAACGCGCCAATTTTGATTTGGCAGCCCGCATGAAAGAACTTGGAAAAATCGGCGTATTAGTCGGTATACCATCTGACAGAACGGCACGTGACGGCGAATCGGTAACCAGCTCTGAACTGCTGTACCTGCATAGCCATGGCGTCCGCAGAAAAGCCATGCGGCAGGAAATGGATAAGAACGTCGAGAGCGGCATGAAATACAGCGCAGCACATGAGTTGTATTTGCAATCCCACGGCTCCCCGTTGTGGGCTTCGCCGCCACGGCCTGTGCTTGAACCTGCCATCGCAGCTAATAAAGCCGTTATTGCCCGCACTATGAATGCAGGTGTTAAACAATATCTGCAGACTAAGAATGACCGAGGCTTGCGAAGTGCGGGTAATCTGGCGGCATCGTACGCCAAGAAATGGTTTACCGATCCGCGCAATGGCTGGGCACCGAACAGTCCCCGGACAATCATGCGGAAAGGTTCAAGCCGCCCGCTCATCGATACCGGTGCCATGCAGGAGGCTATCACTTATGTAGTCAGAAAGGATTGATTGTATGCTGGATATTTCGTTTCTGCTTGATGATCCGGATTTCGTCACTACGTTCCAGATTGTTAAAAATCAGGGCGAGTGGCAGGACGGCGAGTATGTCGTATCACAAGCCGCGCCGGAAACGGTCAGCGGTGTCGTGAGGGCTACGGGCAAAGACGATCTGGAGATGCTTCCGGAAGCCGACCGGATATCCGGCTCAATCACATTCTGGACACGCAAGCCGATAGACCTTGATTTAACCGCCAGCCCGCCGCCGCGCCTACGGTATGCGGGCAATACTTATAAAATTATGCATCTTGAGAATTGGCAGGATTCCGGCTATACGAAGATGATCGGAATTATGCTCGGGAGGAATGGGACGAATGAAAATTAAAACTCTGCAGTCTTTGCTCCGCACGGCAATTTGTGACATTCTTCAACAGCCGGTGAACGGCTCTACGGTGCGGGTGTCGTACCCGACAGACGGCGCACCGGGGTTCAAGATTTCGGATACCGTACTGTTCATGTTCCTGCATGAGGCAGACGATAGTTACGGTAACGACCGAACGCCGGTATATCATACCGAAAACGGTACCGTGTATCGTGACCATGTCGGAACTTGTGTATGGGATCTGTTGCTGACATGTTACGGGGCGGATGGCCATGAATGGCTTGACCGTGTCCGTGCAGGGGTATTGTGGGAAAGCACACGGCGCACTCTCGAGAGTAAGAATGTGTGCCTTGTCCCAACGAATCCCGCAATTATGCGTGCTCCGGAACTTTTTAACGGGCAATGGTGGGAGCGGTCTGATATGACGCTGCGTTACAATGAACTCTACATTGATACAGAAAATGTGGGGGCGATTGAACACGTCACACTTACCGTGCCGCATGATTCCGTTCCGCATTCCAGTAATCAAGATGATTTTTCGGGCAATGTTGATATGCCCTGATTATGACAAAGGAGGCTAATATGCCGCTTAAACCGTTAGACCTGACCAGCGTTGTAAAGATTATAGTCAATCTTTCCCAGCGATCTGCAGTCAGAAAAGGATTTAATGTATGCTGCCTGATTGGCAAGACCGATATTATTCCGGCAGCAGAACGCGTCCGCGAATATTCGTCGCTGACTGAAATGCTGCAGGACGGATTCAAAACATCCGATCGTCTGTATAAAGCAGCAGCTCTGCTCATGGGGCAAAACAAAAAACCGGATAAATTCATGGTCGGCTGTATCGCCACAGTGAAGTCTGTAACGGAGACTGCCGTACAGGCACTCAAGGCGTGCCGTGAAGCTAACTATGAATGGTATGTTGGGATCGTCTGTGAAGAACAGACGCCGGAACAGCACTTGGCGAATCTCGAGTATACCAATTCTTGTACGCCGGATACAGTCTATGCGTACACCTCCGGCAATACCGAAAATGACGCTGCTGCTACGGATAACAGTATTTTCGTTAAAGCGAAGAACAAACTGTATCGCCGTTGTTTCGGCCTGTTTTCCACTAAACATCCCGACGCTGTGGCTGCCGCCATCGGAAATGCTATGGCATTTATGACCGGTACGATTAACTCTGCGTTCACGCTAAAATTCAAAACTCTTGCCGGAGTGGAAACGGAGAATGCCACTTCCGTGTTCCCATCAAATTCCGTAACGAAAATCAAGGGTGCAAACGGCAATGTCTATGTGAACCGCGGCACGTACTATAACATGCTTGAGGAAGGCGTCATGGCTGACGGTTCTTTCTTCGATGAAATTATTTTCCTTGATAAATTCAAGAACGACTGCCAGCTTGCGATTATGGATCGACTGGTACAGAATTCCAAGGTTCCGCAGACGGAAGCCGGAATGACGATCCTGCACAGGGCATTAGAGGACGTTTGTCAGGAATATAACAAGATCGGATTCCTTGCAGGTGGCATCTGGAAAGGAAATGATATCCTTGAACTAACCGCAGGCGATACGCTTCCGAACGGGTATCTGATTCAGTCGGAACCGATTGACAAGCAGTCCCAGTCTGACCGTGATAACCGTATCGCTCCGCCGATCTATATCGCGCTGAAGCTCGCAGGGGCTATCCATTCCGTTGTCGTGCAGGTTGATGTCAATCGTTAAGAGGAGGCTATTACATGAGATACTCAACTTATTCTTTCACCGACGTTACCGCCGTTATTTCGCATCCGTCCTACGGACAGTTTTCGGTTAACGGCGAGGGTATCGGGAATTTTTCTGTCAGCAAATCGACGGAACGCTCCCAGCAGAATATTGCTGCCGACGGCTCTGTCATGACCAGCAAGATTGCAGGTAACAATGGCACTGTATCTATCAATGCCCAGCAGACGTCACCTTTGCATAACTGGCTGCAGGGTTTGTTTAATTATCTGTGGTCTGCATCCACTGATGAATGGGCGCAGATCAGCTTGACAATCCGCGCTCCGAAAATGAGCAAGACGATTTCCTGCTCTTACGGTGCGTTTCAGAAGGAACCGGATGAACCGTTTGAATCTCAGGGACAGAATGTTAGCTGGGTGCTGCTTTTCGGCGATATTCAGCGGCTGAATCGGGCGTGAGGTGAACTATGAATTACAAAGATATTGAACTCACGGTTGCCGGAAAGAAGCGTAAATTTCGAATTAATAAATTTGACGCACGCACCGGCAGCTATATTCTCTATACAGTCATGTCGCGTTTTCTGCCGTCCATTCTGCAGATTCACGCGGGGAATCCTGCAGATATTTCTGATATGTCAAAGCTGGTCAATACGGATGATATTGTGTCAAGTATTGCTATGAGTGAGGGAGAATTCGGAAAGCTGCAGACTGAGGCTTTGCGTGCCTGTGAAGAAATTCTTCCTGCAGGTGTTACGCCGGTACTTGATACATCTGGGAATTTTGCAGTCATCGGGCTTGAAAAAGAAGCCGTGGCTGTATTCGTTCTTACAGCGCAGGCACTGGTATTTAATTTATCCGGTTTTTTCGGCGAAGACGGCTTGACTTCCCTGTTGTCAGGGATTCAGCAGGTTACGCCGTCGCAGAGCCGGTAAATATTAACGCTTTTGCTTACTTGCCTGTCATGCAGGGCATGTGGCAGCAGAAAGAAGTATTTGATGGTACCTACACGTTGGACGATCTATTGGATGCTCATGAAATGATCATCTTACAGGCGGAGAACAAGCGCAGGGCGCAGGAGTATGCGGAAATGATGAATGGTGGTGATGCATAGTGGCGGCAAACTACATTGAAGAATATCTGGTCAAGCTGGGTACTGATGTCGACGCGCGGTCGGTTGCGGAGTTACAGAAAGCGGTTAATTCCGTCCATCAAATGGTCGGCGGGATGGAATCGCTGGCTCCGAAACTGGCGAAAGCCAGCGCACTTGTAACGGCGGCGATTAGTGGCATTGTGGCGTCTGGAGTATCACTCGTAAAGTCCATGGGCGATCAGGAAATGGCGTATGAAACGCTGGGACGGACAATGTTCGTTTCCGCCGGGCAGGCGAAGCAGATGAAGATGGCATTGGATGCCCTCGGCAAATCGGCAAATGAAGTACAGATCAATCCGAAGCTCCGCGAACAGTATCGTCAGTTATTGGCTGACAGTGCGGCAATGACTGCGGGTAGCAGCTATAAGGCCGCCATGAATCAAGTGCAGGAACTGGCATTTGAATTCACGCGGCTAAAACAGGAAATCGCCGCCGGTATGCAGTGGGTTGCTTACTATATAGTTAAAGACCTTGCGACGCCGCTCGGCAATGCGAAAAAGACGCTCAAGACCATTAATGAATATATCATCACTAATCTGCCACGCATCACACGAACGATTGCGACCGGTTTCGGTTTTGTCCGGAATATAGCATTTGCCGTCTGGCGGGTACTGTCCGGCATCGGAAAGCGAATTAACGAATTCTGGCAGCGGCTGCCGCATAATGGTAGAGTGGCATTTCTTGCGCTTGGTACTGCAATTGCCGCATTCCTTGCGGGACCGATCGGTGCTATGGCCATGGCGATCGGCGGTGTATTGCTGCTCTTGGATGATTATTTTGCCTACATGGACGGCAAGAAGAGCCTGTTTGGAGAGCAATGGGAGAAGCTGAACCGT